TTTTAGGCAAAGAAAAACCCCGACGATTGACGCAACCAATCTCGGGGTGGTGGCCGGTGAACAGGGAAGAACGCCGACAAATGAATTTTAACGGTATGCAAAAAAAACGCAAACAGCGCTTTACACGTGGAGAGTGAAATAGTAAGATATTGCTTTCAATGAAAGGCGGTCATGGACAAAGACAGAATTGACGCAATCAATAAAGGCAACACCAGATACGAAGGGCGGTCATGCCCAAAGTGCGGCGAAACGACAAGATACGTACTGAATGACAATTGTGTTTCTTGTGCGGCCAAGCATGTAAAAACACATCGGGAAAAGATCAGAAAAATGATCGCAAAAGCAAAAAAAGGCGGTTCAAATGAAAGTTAAAAATTTTGCAAAACTTCAGCACTTTAAAGATAGATGCCCGCCTTGGATAAAACTTTACAGGGATATTTTAGATCATCGTGATATCAGCTTGATATCAGACTGTTCTTTTCGTGTATTGGTTGGGGTCTGGTTGCTCGCTTCTGAAGACAAGCAAATGCAGGGCAATTTACCAAGCGTTGATGACATTGCATTTAGGCTTAGAATGGATAAAGTCAAAGTAATCAATGCCTTAAAAGAGCTCAAACCATTTTTATATATGGATGATATCGAGGTGATATCAGAGCGATATCAAGATGATGCACCAGAGACAGAGACAGAGACAAAGACAAAGGGAGAGGTAGAGAGAAAAAAAGAGGAAAAAGAAAAAAAAGAAAAGCCGCAAGCGGCTAGCGCTTCGCGCTCTAGTGTCTCTAAACCTGATGACGTTTCAGACCAGACTTGGACAGACTGGATAGCCCACAGGAAAGCAAAGAAGGCAACGGTCACGGAGACGGTTTTGAAAAGCATACAGGCCGAAGCAGACAAGGCAGGCATGAACCTGGAGGCCGCTTTAGAAACGATGTGCGCCAGAGGTTGGTCTGGCTTCAAGGCCGAGTGGGTTCAGACTGCTGGGCAATCAACAGCAAAGTCACAAATTATTGGCAAGAGCATGGGTTCAGCGGCAGACGAAATTGTCGGTCAAATTTTTGGCGATGTTTTAGATGGCGATTGTTTTTTTGTTAAAGACATTTTGGAGATTGAAAAAAATGGCAATGCGTGAAAGCGAGAAAGATGTTCGTGAGTTTTTTGAGGTCATGGGGAAAACGGCAGAGTATTACAGTCGGGCCGTCACAAAAGAGGTTTGCAAAACGTACTTTGAGATGTTGTGTGATTTTGACATCGAGGACGTAAAGCAGGCATTGCGTGACCACATGCGTGACTCCACCGAAGGTAGATTCTTCCCAACGGTTGCGCACGTCGTCGGAAAACTTGAAAAAAATAAGCCAAAGCCAAAATGGCATATAGGCGTTGATGAAGCGTGGTCAATCGCCATGCAAGCCGAGGATGAATACTCAACCGTTGTGTGGACTCAACCCATTGCAGAAGCCTGGGGAATAGCCAAAAACGTATTGCCAGACAGAACCGGTGCACGAATGGCTTTCAAATCGGCTTATGAGCGCATTTTGAGTGGCCTTCCTGCCAACGCTGCGCTCAAATGGTACCCAAGCATAGGAATTGATGCGGCAAGGCGTGAGGACGCTTTAAACGAAGCCGTAAAAATGGGCAGACTGTCTGGCGAGCACGCGGCAGGATTGTTACCGCCATCAAAGACTGAGCAGAACAAAGAAGTCGCAGCAAAATATTTGGCACAACTTCGCTTAATGATCGGGAAGCAATGAAACTCGTTATAAATGCAATTGATAATTTTATGTGGGCAAAGATTTTGAAATCAGACCACGCTTTGCAACTTTTGATTTCTGGCGCGAAGGATGATCAACGCCTAGAAAAAATACTTCACCGCCAGATTGAGCTTGGGAACGTGGTCGAGCATGGGAATAGCTACAAATTTGCAGACAATGTGCAGCGTGATGAATTCTGGCGGTTGAGTTTTGAACGATAAGATCAAGTGGTTTAAGACAAGCGAGGCCAGCATAAGCAACGGGCGGTTTCACATCGCTCGGTTTATGTCTGGCAAAGAGGCAGGGTTCCTGCTTTGGGATGACAAAAAATTAATTGGAACTTTTCCAAGTGCGGAAGAAGCAAAACGAGAGGCGGTGCGATTAAATGGGTAAAAAGTACATGGGCAGGGTTGCAGAACTCGGGTGCAGCTTGTGCCAGGTTATTGGGTACGGTCCAACACCGGCAGAAGTGCACCACTTGCGAGAGGGTGTAGGAATGGCTCAGAGGAACAGTGATTTCTTGACTATCCCACTATGCCCAGAACATCACCGTGGCGCCAGCGGGGTGCATGGTGACCGCTCAGCACTGAAAAATGCACGTCAGGATGAAATGAGTCTACTGGCTTGGACGATAGAGGCGCTCAATGGCTAAAACATCACCAACGCAGCGCAGTTTGGCCTTGCTTCGTGAAGAAGGCTATCACTGCGAGATTGTAGAAAAATGGAATTCTTTTACCCGCACTCGTAAAGACCTGTGGGGCTGGGCAGATATTCTGGCCATCAGGAAAGGGGAGGTTCTGGCGGTGCAGGTGACAAGCGGAAGCAATACATCAGCGCGGGAGAAAAAAATAGCAGACAGCGAGATCACGCCAAAAGTGCGAGAGGCCGGAATAAGGATTGAGGTTCACGGCTGGAGAAAATTAAAAGCAGGCTGGGCTTGCAAAAGGATAATTCTTGACTGACATCGACATTCACAAGGTTTTAGATTTCATGCGGGACAACTCAAAACTATTCGCTCAGGCCAAGGCCGAACGGGTGTACTTGGAGGAAATGCGGAAGTCTAAAAAAGCCATGCTCATGCAGCAGGCCGAATTAAATGGCTTCAAAACCTCCGCAACTCAAGAGCGTGAGGCATACGCCAGTGGAGAATACATAAGCCTGCTGGAAGGGCTTAAAAGCGCCGTAGAGCGGGAGGAATCATTGCGGTGGATGTTGATTGCAGCACAGGCGAAGGCGGAAGTGTGGCGCAGTCTGGAGGCAAGCAACAGGGCGATGGATAGGGCGAGCACATAAAATTTTTTTAATTTTTTTTTAAAATGCTCCCCTTTTTAATTATTAGTGTGTTAATATCTTTTCATCGCAACGCAACAGGGGAAAAAAATGATTACAACGCAACTGGAATTATACTCACTTCAATCCGCACAGGTGGATTTGCTTGGTCGCCTTCTGGCAGAAATCGCAGACCTGCAAAAACAGGCTGAGGAAATCAAGGATTCAATCAAAGACTTGGCCAGCACTAACGGTGTAACGTCTTACGAAGGCCGCTTGTTCAAGGCCACGTATAGCGAGTCAAAACGCAACTCAGTAGATTACAAGGCGCTTTGCTCAGACCTGAACATAAGCAAGGACTTGCTGGCCAAGTACACAAAGCAAACCGCGGTGTTTACCGTAAAAGTCACAAGCTGTTAAACATAGGGGGGAAACCCCATTTATTGGAGATCACATGAAACCAATATCGTTACTCACGCAACAGATTAAAAGTTTGGAAAAGTTGCCGGAACAAAAGCCGGTAGATCAAAAAAATGAAGTTCCCCAGATTGTCGAAATTGATAGCAATAAAAAATGGGCGTTTGATATTTTGTCAGCACCAACCGCAAACAACGAACACGCCCGCAAGTGGGCAGAAATGGTGTTAAGAAAATGATTACCGGTAAAAAAGAGTGCCAGGTTATTGAAATGCTCAAAAAATTAAAGGTTGCATCAGCCACCCAGATCTCTGAATTGCTGGGAGAGGAAAAGCGAGTGGTTCAGGGACGCATACAGACCTTAAAGCGTAAAGGGGTGGTTGAGGGTGTAGGCAAGGTTAAAAAGACGCTTACAACGGAGTTTACGTACCGTATCAAGCCACCAGAGCCAAAGGCGAAAAGTGATTTTGTTCCTACGGCCACGTTTGAGCAGATGAGAAAATTTAAAAAGCAGATTCAAGGCACGCCGTGGGCACAATTAGCGGTGTTGATATGACAAAGACCACCGAAAGGGAAGAAATTGGCGGAGATACCTGGTTTGTTTTGGAACTTTAAAAGGAATGAAAATGAGCAACACAATTAACATCAACGGCATTGAGTACATCCCTGCAACTGAGGAACGGCCTCGCATCGTAGGCAGCCGCGCTGTTGTCGTAGTAGATCGTGGCTGGATTTTTGCTGGTGACGTAACACGCGAAAACGGACGCATCAAACTGTCTCGTGCGATTCATGTGTTTCGCTGGGAAAGCATTGGGTTCGACGGCATGATCGCAGAACCTAAGTCGACAAATGTGACACTCAAGCCAATGCCAAATGGCGTAGACATACCAGAAGGCGCAGAGATTTTTTGTGTGCCAGTTGAAGATGGTTGGGGGATGTGATGGGTCAGTTCAGACCTGTCGGCAACGGTTATGGCGATGGCTACGGCGACGGCGACGGCTACGGATATGGCAACGGCAACGGCAACGGCAACGGCTACGGATATGGCAACGGCTATGGCAACGGCTATGGCAACGGCAACTGCTACGGCTATGGCTATGGCAACGTCTATGGCAACGGCTATGGCTATGGCAACGGCTACGGCGACGGCTACGGCTACGGCAACGGCACGGTGTCGCCTAATCGGAAAAGGAGGAAATGATGGACAGGACGAATGAGCGAAGTAGAAGATGAGGAAATTGACCGGGGAGTTAAATACTTGCGCTCAATTGGCTACACAGTAATACCACCGAAAGGGAAGAAATGAGTAACGAACAAAAACCTGTGGCGTGGATGATGATTAAACGAGGAGATCAAAATGACAACAGTAGCTCAAATGATTGAATGGCTTAAGACATTGCCTGAAGACGCAGAAGTCCAATGCGGAGTAGAAGAAACTTGTGGCTATAGTAACTACATGCGTATGACAGATGTTGATTTTGACGCAAGTGATATTCTTAGTTTTGCTAGCCCAGAAGACCGTGCAAAATATCCCAACATGGGTGGTAGAGTCATTGTTCAAATCCGTGGCTAATAAACATTGTACTTTAAGACAATATCAAATTGTTTTTTGGAGAAACAGAAAATGAAAGAAGAAAAGTTTCAAAAGATAGTGGAAGAGATCAGCGAGTTTCTAGGAGACCATGCTCTGCGGAATCATCATTACCTGTTTGACGAAGATATTATCAAAATCTTTTCACAGTACAAAAAGAAACACGTTAAACGAGCATTAGAGGAAGTAAGATGAGTGACGAACAAAAACCTGTGGCGTGGATGTCGCCAAGCAGGGAACGCTTAGAGTTTTCTAGAGCCGATACCGTTTACGGGTCGCACACGATACCGCTGTACACCCACCCCACCCCTGCTGTTGTGAAGCAGTTGGTAGAGGCGTTGGAGCAGTTAATGTCGATTGTAACAATCCACAGTAGAGCGACATCTAACAACTTTGCGTGGGCAGAAATGGATGAAGCCAAGGAAGCACTGGCAGCAGCAAGGAAGAGGTACTATGAATAAAGAGAGAGTGTTGGAACTTGCTCATCAGGCTGATTTTATCAACAAAAGGCATAATGGCGCCGAATGGCGCTGGGGGTATATTGATCCTGAATTGAATCAAAAAATAGAAAAGTTCGCCATTCTGATTGTACGAGAATGTGCTAATTGGATTAAGAACACCGATTCGGATTCAGATATTGGCCAAGAAGATGCCAACGCATTATTAGAACATTTCGGAGTTGAAGAATGAACGAACGAATTAAAGAACTAATGAATCAAACCGGCATACCAACTTCTATTCCATTTGACCAATGGTGTGAAAAGTTTGCTGAGTTGATCGTTCGTCAATGCGGATACTATGCTGATGTATTTTCAGCATTAGAATATCCAGTAGATATGGATCCTACTGAAACAAAGCCGAGCAATTATATCAAGCGAGAAATGGGAATTACAGAATGAAAGATATTCAGATTGAATGGATGAGTGATGAACAAAAGCCTGTGAGGCACGATGTCATTGCTGGCGCATTGTTTGACTTTATGGGTTGGCTGACCTCCCGAGAAGAGCGATTGGTGCTTTCGTCTGCTGATAACGCATCGCCAGCGGTTGAAGTCATCACTGAATTCGCAAAGATGCGGGGATTGTCGCTGGGTAGCGCAAGGGTTAAGGACTGGTTTGCATATCCACAACAGCAGAGCACAAGCCACTTACAGAAGCGCAAATTGACGAACTGAAATTGCCTGAAAGCGGAACAGGAACAATCAGAGATTTGGTGAGAATCGTTGAACGGGCGCACGGAATTGGAGGCAGTGATGACTGACAAACAAAAACCAATTTTTTACCAATACCGAACTAGGCCAGCAACCGACGACAAATATCCTTGGTCAGCGTGGCGAGAATGCCATGAGTCAATATACAAATATTTTTTAAAAGTGCCAGTGCTGAATGACTGGGCTTATGAGGTTAGGGCTTTGTACACCCACCCCGCCCCTACTCGACAACCTCTGACGGATGACCAGATAACTTTGATTATCGGGGAGTGTGCGGCAAGGCACGAACACACGGATTATGGTTTTGCCCGTGCCATTGAAGCCGCGCATGGGATTGGAGGTGAGAAATGAAAACTGGACTGTTTCTTCTTTTCTTTTTCTCTCTGGTAGTAACAGGGGTGTACATTTTCGCCACCAAATTCATAGCCCGAAAAGAATTAAAAGCTGTAATGAAAGGTGGAGTCGCCTTGTTAGTTTTTATCACACTCCTGTTCTCATTTGTAATTGTTATGTCCAACATTCAACTGAAAGTTTTTTAAAATGAAATCCACATATATCGCTCCCGCCCTCATCGCCCTTTGTGCTTGTACCCAAATTGATACTGGAAACGTCGGTATTGAATCAACATTGGGTCAATACAAGGAGCAATCACTACCACCGGGGGTGTACTCCGTATTGGGCAAAAATGTTTTAGAAGTTAGCACAAAAGAAATACCAATTGTGCTTGACAACATGACCCCAAAAACGAAAAACAATGTAGCACTTGCAGACTTTGACCTGACCGTCTACTACCGGACAAACCCTGCAATCGTTTCTAAAATCCTCACCCGTTTTGTCGGTGACGTCTCCAATGATTTTAAGGACGGCTCTGTTGCCGTCGGTTTTAACTATGTGACTCGGCAAGCAAGAGAGGTTGCTTACGATGCAGCAAGCCATTTTGAAATGTCAGACATTCACACCAAACGTGGAGAAATTGGTGATTTGGTAAAAAACCGCTTGCAGGAAACGCTTGACGCAGAGGCGGGAAAAGGGTGGTTTGAGGTCACATCTGTACAAGTTCGGGCTATTCAACCTGACCCACGCCTTGAAGAAGCCATTCGGGATGCCGCACAGGTTGAATTTCAGGTTCGCCGCAAAGAGCAGGAAAAGGCTTTGGCACAGGCAGAGGCAGAACGTAAAAAGATTGAGGCTCAGGGTGAGGCACAGGCCAATCAAATTATCGCCAACTCGCTGACAAGTACGCTTGTTGAAATGCGCCGCATTGAGATGATGGAGAAGTTTTCCAAAGGGAATACAAACACCATTGTTTTAGACGCAAAAGCAACTCCGATAGTGGGTCTGAAATGACGGAAGGTTTTCTTGCGATTTGTACGCTTCTTTGTGGATTTGTTTTCGGGTGGGTTGCTGCTCACGACGAAGTCGCAAAAGAGTGCGACAAACTGGGGAAGTTCTACATTGGCGACACTGTTTATGAGTGCAAGGCAGTTTCAAAAAAGGATGGTGAGAAATGACGCTTGAAGAATTCAGGCTACTGCCTATGCAGTACAAATTTGGATACTCCGCAGATGACCACGCGCTTCGCCAGTACGTTAATGAGGAATACGGAATCGCCAGACAACTCTACACCCCACGCAACCCCGACACTTGTGAGTGGGGCAAGGGCGAGAATTCGTTCATGCTTCTGGCAACCAATGAAGAGTTTGATACGGTGGGAGAACTGTACACAGCATTCATTGCAGCGGCGAGTTTAGAGAGGCAAGAATGAGTTGGGCCGAATACATCAGCGGAATCCTGCTATGCGGAGGTTTGCTCGGGTTGTGGAGAAGGCCGTAAAAAATAATTGACTAAACCACGGGGCGAAAGCCCCTTTTTTATTGCTCAAAAATCAGTTATCGTAATACCTCAGACCCGCACTGTTTGCGGAGAAAGGTATTAAATGAGTAAGCCACACGCTCAAAAAGAAGAAATTATCAAAAAAGTGCTTGAAGGCATGTCAAATCACGGGCTTAGTTGTTTTAAGTCTTGCAAAAAAGCAGGGATTCCGAATAGTACGTTTTTACTTTGGGTTAGTGAGGATAAAAGCCTTGCTGACAAGTACATGCGTGCGCGTGATGATTTAATAGAGCGAATTGCAAACGACGCTATTGAAATTGCAGACGAGCCAGTAGGGACGACAGACTCAGGAGCTACGGATTCTGGAGCAGTTCAAAAACAAAGGCTCCAGGTCGATACTCGAAAATGGCTGCTTGCAAAACTTGCACCAAGAAAATACGGTGACAAAATAGAGGTATCTGGGAACCCAGAAAGCCCTTTAGTTCAAAGAATAGAGCGAGTGATTGTTAAGCCGTGACAACACTTCAGCTTAAAACGCCAGAGTGGGCTATCCCCTTGCTTGAGCCAAGCCGTTACAAGGGCGCATGGGGAGGTAGGGGATCAGGGAAATCACATTTGTTCGCTGAGTTGATGATCGAGGCGCACATTATAGATGCCAAGCGTAGAAGCGTGTGCGTTCGTGAAATTCAAAAGTCTCTGAATCAGTCGGTAAAGCGTCTGCTGGAAACCAAGATAGAGCAAATGAACGCCGGTGCGTATTTTGAGGTTCAGGAATCAGTTATTAAGTCACGCAAGGGCGACGGGATGATTATCTTCCAAGGTATGCAAAACCATACCGCAGATTCGATTAAGTCACTGGAGGGATACGATTGCGCATGGGTTGAAGAAGCGCAGAGTTTAAGCCAGCGTTCATTAGACTTGCTTCGCCCGACAATCCGAAAGCCGAATTCCGAATTGTGGTTCACTTGGAATCCGAACAAAGCGACTGACCCGGTAGATGCGCTATTAAAGGGCGATACAAGGCCACCTGAAGCCGTGGTAATAGAAGTTAATTATATGGATAACCCGTGGCTTCCAGAGGTTCTACGGAACGAAATGGAGTACGACAAGCGCCGAGACCCAGACAAATACGCTCACGTTTGGCTTGGCCAGTACAACAAGAACAGCAATTCGCGGGTTTTCCATAATTGGAGAATAGAGGAATTCGAGGCGCCAGCAGATGTAACGCATAGGCTCGGGGCGGATTGGGGGTTTTCAGTGGATCCGACTGTTTTGGTTCGTTGTCATGTTATTGGCAGAACTTTATACATCGACCATGAAGTTTATCGGGTTGGCTGCGAGATCATGGACACTCCGGACTTATTTTTTACTGTTCCTGATTCTGAAAAGTGGCCAATGGTGGCTGACTCTGCAAGGCCAGAGACAATATCGCACATGAGGCGAAATGGGTTCCCCAAGATTATGCCAGCGGTAAAGGGACCGAAGTCATTAGAGGAAGGAATAGAGTTTTTAAAAACCTACGATATTGTTGTGCATCCAAGGTGTAAACATACAATTGACGAATTGACGCTTTACAGTTATAAGATCGACAAACTAACAGGCAATATACTTCCACTTCTGGATGACAAGAAAAACCACATAATTGACGCATTAAGATATGCTTGTGAGGGTGTCAGAAGGGCGGTTACAAATAAGCCTAAAATATTCGTGCCGTTGCCAACAAGTAACAAATGGTAGAGAATAAAGAAACTAAAGGGAATTATGTCTCGATTAACTAAAGAACAGCATTTTAATAACGTATTAGAAACGGCTCGCAATGAGTTCGATTCTATTCAATCCGCTATTAAAAATGAGCGGATGCAATGCTTGGAAGATCGTAGATTTTATTCTATTGCTGGAGCGCAGTGGGAAGGCCCGCTTGGTGAACAGTTTGAAAATAAGCCAAAGTTTGAAGTAAACAAAATCCATCTGGCAGTGATTCGCATTATTAACGAATACAGAAATAATCGCATTACTGTTGATTTTGTAAGCAAGGATGGAAAAAAGGCTGACTCACTCGCAGATACCTGCGACGGTCTTTATCGTGCCGATGAGCAAGATAGCACGGCAGAAGAAGCCTACGACAATGCTTTCGAGGAAGCGGTGGCTGGTGGGTTTGGCGCTTGGCGACTTCGTGCTGAATACGAAGATGAGGAAGACGATGAAGATGAGCGTCAGAGAATTAGGATTGAGCCTATATTCGATGCGGACTCGTCGGTTTTCTTTGATTTAGACGCAAAGCGCCAAGACAAATCAGACGCCAAACGATGCTTTGTGATTTCCTCCATGAGCCGTGACGCTTATCGTGACGAATACGGAGATGACCCGAGCGATTGGCCCAAAACAATCACGCATACCGAGTTTGATTGGTACACCCCCAATGTTGTCTATATTGCTGAGTATTACCGCGTGGAAGAAGTTTCGGAAACCATCAGGGTATTTGAGACAATCGATGGTGAAGAAGAAAAGTATTCCGATTCTGATTTTGAAGCTGACGAAAACCTTGAGCAATCACTTGCTGCAATTGGCACAAAAGAAATCAGGAAAAAGAAAGTAAAGCGCCGCAAGGTGCACAAGTATATTCTTTCTGGTGGCAAGGTTCTGGAGGATTGCGGATACATTGCAGGCAAGAACATTCCTATTGTTCCGGTGTACGGCAAACGGTGGTTCGTAGACAACATCGAGCGCTGCATGGGGCACGTTCGTTTGGCCAAGGATTCACAACGCCTAAAAAATATGCAACTCTCAAAACTTGGAGAGATTGCGGCATTCAGCAGCATGGACAAGCCTATTTTTACCCCCGAACAAATGGCTGGGCATCAAGTAATGTGGGCAGAGGATAACGTGAAAAACTATCCTTATTTGCTCGCAAACCCAATGACCGACATGAACGGTCAGCCAGTGGCCAATGGTCCGATTGGGATGAAGACAGCGCCTAACATTCCACCCGCAATGGTGGCATTGATGCAGGTTACAGAGCAGGACATGGCGGACGTTTTAGGTCGCCCTGAAAATGCTGAAAAGATGGTTAGCAACATTTCCGGTAAGGCCGTGGAGATGATTCAGCAGCGCTTGGATATGCAAACTTTCATCTATATGTCCAACATGGCGAAAGCGATTAAACGCTCCGGAGAAATTTGGCTCAGCATGGCCAAAGATATTTTTGTGGAAGAAGGCAGAAATATAAAAGCGATTGGCAAGCAAGGCGAGGTCTCAACCGTTGAATTGATGCGGCCTGTGATCGGTGAGACTGGCGAGACAGAATTTGAAAATGATTTGTCCCAAGCCAATTTTGATATCGCCGTGGATGTTGGACCGTCAAGCAGCAGCAAGAAAGCGGCAACGGTTCGCGCAATCACGGGAATGATGACCATTACACAAGACCCAGAGACAATGCAGGTTCTTGGCTCAATGGCCATGATGAACATGGAAGGCGAAGGCGTTTCCGAGGTTCGTGACTTCTTCCGTAAGCGTCTTGTGAACATGGGCGCGGTTAAGCCAACAGAGGAAGAAATGCAGGCCATGCAAGCACAGGCCGCACAAGCCCAGCCAGACCCACAGACACAGTACATGATGGCAGCAGCAAACCAAGCCGATGCAGAGGCATCCAAGGCGCGTGCTGACACTGTATTGACCGTTGCCAAGGCTGAAGAAACTCAGGCAAAGACTTTGAAGACGATGGCCGAAATTTCAGAGGTTGATCGCAAGCAAGCGTTTGAAGATTTGCAATTGCTTGGCAGTGCTTTTCAAGGCCAGCAACCACAGGAACAACAACCTGGCACACCGCCATTGGTTTAAAAAATATGGTATTCCGCTAAACCATTTTGAATTAGCGAGTTTTTTTACGGGTAATTAAATGCTAGAAAAGGCAGAGCAGTTTGATGAAGAAGTGATCGATTCTGAAGCACAAGAAATCGAGCAAGTCGAAAATGTCGATATTGAGGCCGACGACAGCCAAGACGAGCAAGAAGCGGAAGAAGAAATTACGGTTAGCATTGGTGAGGAGTCGCCACCTCAAGAGGAAGAAAAACCCGCTCCCGAGTGGGTTAGAGATTTGCGGAAAAACTACCGAGAACTTCAACGCGAAAAAAGAGAACTGGAAGCAAGGTTAAACCAACGCACAACAGAGGCAGAAAAGCCTATTACACTTGGTAAAAAACCAACCTTAGAACAGTTTGATTATGACGCTGAAATGTTTGAGGAGTCACTTGAAGAATGGTACGAACAAAAGCGATTAGTCAGCGAGCAACAGCATAAAGTAGAGCTAGAGCAGCAAGCGCAACAGCGCGAATGGCAAAACCGTTTAAGTGCGTATGGCGAAGCAAAGCAGAAGTTAAAAGTTAAAGACTATGACGAAGCCGAGTATGCCGTTCAGGAGACGTTCAGCCAGACAATGCAAGGGATTATCTTGCACGGCGCTGATGACCCCGCATTGATCGTTTACGCGCTTGGAAAGAACCCCAAGAAGGCAAAAGAACTAGCAGCAATTAATGACCCCGTGAAATTTGCTATCGCAATCGGAAAACTGGAGACACAATTGAAAGTAAGCAGCAAGAAATCACCACCACCGCCAGAAAAGGCGATCCGTGGGAGTGGCTCCGGCTCAGGTTCGGTAGACTCGACATTAGAGCGCCTGAGGGCAGAAGCAGAAAAAACCGGTAACATGAGCAAGGTAATTGCTTATAAACAACAACTTCGCAAGAAATCAACTTAATTTAATTTGGAGTATTAAACATGCCTAACGCATTTAGCAAAGAAGAACGCGTCGCGTTTGAAAACGTCCTTGAAGGTTTTAACGACGCTTTGGTGCTGTCACGTAACGTATCCGTATACAACACAGACTCATCCTCAATGGAGCGTTCAAACAACATCATTTGGCGCCCAATGCCTTACGTTGCTCAGTCATTCTCCGGCACGGACATGACATCCAACTTTAAGGATTCCACACAATTGGCCGTTCCTGCGACAATCGGCTTTAGCCGTTCAGCGCCTTGGGCAATGACCGCAACCGAATTGCGCGATACCTTGCAAGAAGGTCGTTTGGGTGATGCGGCAAAACAAAAGTTGGCATCAGATATTAACCTGGCAATCATGAACGTTGCAGCAACTCAGGGCACATTGGTTGTTAAGCGTACCGCCGCTGCATCTGGCTTTGATGATATTGCCGCTGCTGATGCAATCATGAATGAGACAGGCGTTCAGTCATTTGATCGTTACATGGCCTTGTCTACCCGTGATTACAACAACATGGCAAGCAACTTGGCCAACCGTGCAAACATGGTAGGCAAGCCAACAACTGCATACGAAAAAGCATACG